CTTGTTGTATTTTGTTGACCGTAATTATATCCGTAAGACATTCCATATCCATTATGATATGCCTCCACTAATCTATATTGAACAGCACCATCCACATCAAAACTATCAATAGTGTCATCTACTAATGTTATTGTATGTGTGTATCCAAACGTAATATCAATCCCTGTAATAGAGAAGATATTATTATCTCTCATCATTGGTACTTGAACTAACTTACCAATTTTGATAACACTTAATCCGTTATCTGCGAACTTCAAGCGTGTATTAGCAAACCTCATCAACCCCTCAAATGTCTTAGCAATATTAGGCGCATTTGTGTTGCTACCACCACCTTGTTTGTTCTTACCAATAAAGGCAAAACGTACAGTAGATTGATAAGGGATTGATAATGATTGAACTCTTGTTGTTGCATCTACCCACAAGCTTTCTGACGCTGATGACATAGCATCATCTGATAAAACAGTGAGTTCACAGTAAGATGTTTGAGGCTCTACACCATTGTTGTTTGACCAATAAGGTGTGACACCCAAACTTAAAGATTCAAAAGCTAGTACAAGGCTATCTTCAACAGAGGTGTAAGACGAATTACTTATTGTAGTCATCCGTTCACCTCATCTCTAATAGCTATCACCATTGTATGATTTAGAACACCCATCTCATAAGTGTAAGGCTCACTCACTTCATACCACTCACTGTGCCACAAGATTTTGTCGCCGCTTTGTAGTGCTGTGCCTTCTTGTGTCATCCTCAAAGTAGTTGTTGTAAAAACCTTGATAGCTTTCTTGCTTTTATTACCTTCTGCTGTTGTATCGCTGATATTCTTAACAGTGTGTGGTTGGATGTTAGCTGTAATTGTAAATGTTGTTTCAGCACCATCTACCCATCTACCGTGTAGATAACTTCCTTGTCCATACCTTTTGACTGTTGCTGTTGTGCTTCCTACAGAGAGGAACATTGGTGTTAGCATTATGCCCTCCCTTTACCTGACGCACCTGTAGCTTTTCTAACTTTTCTAACCGCTTGGCTTGATAAATCTAATGTACCATCACCATAGGTTTCTAACCGTTCAACTGTTCCGCCACCTACGTTACCAATCTTCTCTTTATTCTTACCGTAAGCTTTACGGCTATAAATCATCCATTGAATTTTATTTCGTAGTTGACCTGTCTCTTGTAATATCTTATCATGCCCTTTAGCATTGATAGTGCTTTGTGCAAGGGGTGTGAAGTTACCATCATCAATTGATTTCTGTACAACACGACACATGAATTTAGCTAAGGTTGATAAACGATGTTGGAAAGCATTTTGGATGCTGTCTTTACTTCTACCTGTTGCAGCTAGGCCATATACAAATGGTGCAAAGTTCTTACAAACTTGTGCGGCTATTGGGAACGTATCTGTAAAGAAAGGGCGACGAGGATAATTACCTTGCCCCATACCTAGTCTGTATTCATGCCATAAAGCTAGTACAGCTACAGGAAGGCCATTTCTACTATCTTTCCCACCTCTGCCACTAGCGTCATATTTACTGTCGAAGTAGCCCCATCGTACACTCTTAGCTGCGACATCCTGAAACCTTTTCTCTAGTAGGTCTAAGGCTTTCAAGTCAGTCTTAATCATGTTCTCGTATTTTGAACCACGTTTCATTACTTACTCCTTAAAGGGTTTGTAAATTAGTAGGAACAAATACGGTTTTATCTAGGTAGTCAGGGCGGCCATTAGTGCAACCCATGTAAAATGGTTTATCTACTGCATCAGCGTCACTTGCACGTTCATCCATATCTGTGCGACTGATACCGCCAGCGAAAGGCATAGCTGTGATAGAGTCGATAGATGGGTTTGTTATTGCGAGCTTAACTGCGTCTAAGTAGTTGCGGAAATATTGTTGTCCGTACACTTCCAATTGACCTGCGCGTTCTTGTGTGTACCTAGATAATGCAAACAACAGTACCGTAAACAAGTCCCTAGTAGCCCTTCGTTCGTTATTCTCATTCTTTGTTAGGTAGTATGTATAGGTTTCGTCGTCCAATATTTCTACTGGATATATGTCCCCTACATTCAACCTTAATCTGTCTGTTGCCGATGTAGAAGGCGAGTTTGTAAAAGACATACTTTCTCCAATTATACTTTATAGTTAATAAGTGCGTTGTAAACTCTTACATCCACTAAATGTTTCCACTCTTCTGCTTTGAGTTTTATATGGCGCTCTTTGTTTTCTTTATAACACTTGAAAGCATCTTCCCATTTTTTAAACACACCTAGATGTACTTTCTTATTATCTACCTTCATAGAAGCATGATAATTGTGTTGCGAGCTATGCCATACAACACCTACAGGCAGTAGGATTCCATCGCTATCTAAGACCTTCTTTATCTTACCTGTTAACAACAGCGTGTTTAATTCAGGTGGAACAAATACGCAAGTATCTTCTCCGTATATTTTATTTCCGCGATAGAGTAGGTCTTTATCTAAGTGCCACCCTTCTGCTCCAAACCCAACTTGTTCTTGACACCATTCGTAGAAGTAGCTGTAATTCTTGAAATTATTTGAAGCCTCACACCCAACGTAAGTAGGCCATTTAGACAGGAATAGTGGGGAGTAACATCTTTCAAGCATCCCCAACCAAAAACCATATTCCTTAACGTGCTTTTTACTTATATAAGCAGGATACTTTCTGTCATTAAAACCAACACCATACGCCAATTTACTCATATACACCTCCCACTTAAAAGGTGTATTGTACTACTATTATTTTTGTCTTTCAATACTTATTTAATTATTAATGAAGCCCCTTGCGAGGCTTCAACTTTCACATCTTAGGTAGAACTGTAAAAACGGATTATAACTTGGGGTCTCTTACAAACGTGAACCAAGTTGGCTTCTGACTCGAAGCTGATACCGTTGCCTTTGATGTCGTTATACTGGAATACATATGCTTCCATACCGACAGTATTAACCAAATCCATTTTCAATGCAGGAGCAGCGAAAGAACTGAAAATGTCAGTTAAACCTGTAGGTACTAAACGGCACTCACCAGAAGGAATGTAACGTGTACCATCAGGCTTCAAACCACGATACTCGACAAAACGTACGCCGCCGTGAATAAACTCTCGCGTACCTTTTGGAAGGTCGCTGTCCAAACGGTTACGCAATGGCTCTTGTGTAGAGCTATAGTATTGGTAAGCAGTTTGTACTTTAGGGTGCTTGATCAAGTTAGCAAAGAACTCGGGAGAGCAGATTGCAACAAAACCAGTGATAGTATCAGTGCCGTCGAAGCGGTTGTCAGTGATATAAGCCACACCTTCTTCGATTTTACCGATAATATCAGTAGTAGAAGTACCAAACACAAAATCAACTTCTTTACGGGTTACGCCAAAATCTGTGTAGTAGTTGACAGATACAGTGCCGTTAGGTGCCCACACGGTACCGTCTTCTAACAACTTAGCGCGAGCAACTTCCATCAAACCAGCATGGGCGCGACGAATACGATTCAACTCGCGGGCTACAGCAGCAGCTACAGTGTCAGCTTGGTCATTACTACCGTAAGCAGTTTTGCCCTGAATTTGTTCAGGGGTGATAAAACCATCAATCGGGTAGTGAGGGATTGGGTAAGAACGCAATTTACGAACTGCATCCTTAGTGTACACGTTACGTTGACCGCGTACTTGGTCAGTCATAACTGCTGTGTTTTCGATAATATCTTCAAAGCTCACAGTGTTGGTTGTAACACCTTGAGTAGCACCAAAGATTCCTAAGCGGTTAATAATATCCCATTGGAGGGGAATAGACAACAGCTCTTGGGTACGGTCAATGATCTCAAAGTTGTTGGTATAGCTACGAACAATACTCATTTATAATTCTCCTTAATTAAGCTACAACAGGGAACGAACCAATCTGTGTACGGCAGATAATGCCAACAGATTCAAGTTCACTGTAAAGTTTTGTTTTTTCTGCTGTAGTGTTAACAGAAGCACCATAGGTCAGAGTCTCTTTACCAACAACAACAGCACCACGAACTAACGCGATAATGCTTGTGTCAGTGGTTGCAGCGATTGTGGATGTACCAAAGCTACCGTCATTAGCAGAAATGTAAATCGCACAGGCAACTGCTGTACCATCGGTAGCTGTTGCTTCTACTTGCTTGTATTTATAATCACCAACAACTTCAACTGTCCAGCTATCACCAACTACGAAGTCAGTAGCACCATCAGCTAATGTGAATGCTAATTGATTAGAATAGGCTACAGCTACAGTACCGTTACCAATTACAGCACCCGATGGGTCTGATACAGTGAAGTTACCAGCATTAGTAGCTGCTTCAATGATACGAATTGTGTATGTACCGCGTTTCGCTTTACCTGTTGCGGTCACAGTGCCGATCACACCATTACCAGTGTTTGTACCTGCTGTAGCTGTTACACTTGTTGCTACGAAGTATTTACCCAACACTGTACCAACAGGATAGGATGTAGAGCTACCTTCGTATGCTGTTACTACATCGCGGCAAATGCCTACGCTTGCTTCTTGCTCATATTTAACAACAGCGTTAAAACGTGTTGCCTCAGTTGCGACTAAACTCATTTATTAATCTCCTTAGATTACTGTTTTGGAATGTATTTTGCTTTTAGGATTTCAGCTACGCGGTCTACAGGCTCATCCGAACCACCACCAGCTACACCTTTTTCTTTCAAAGCTTCGGCTTCTAAATCCGCACTGCTTTTAAAGGACTTAATAACAGTAGCGAATGAAACATCATCTAACGGAGATAATGATTTAAACAATTCTGCTGCTTCTT